AGACTAGCTCAGGATTATATTCTTTGTTCATACCTATGGAATGGAACTACGAAGGATTCATTGACGCTTATGGATTACCTGTATTCGAAACGCCAAAAGACGCAGTTAAAGACCCACAGGGTGACTTAATAACAACAGGTGTTATAGAACATTGGGAAAATGAAGTTGATGGTCTTAAAGATGATCAAGACGGTTTAAACGAATATTACCGTCAGTTTCCAAGAACAGAAAAGCATGCGTTTAGAGATGAAGCAAAATTATCTTTATTTAATCTAACTAAATTATATGAACAGATAGATTACAATGAAGATGTTAAAAATAAAGTTTTAGTTACACAAGGTAACTTTCAATGGGCTGGTGGGATTAAAGATACTACAGTTAATTTTTATCCTGAAAAAAATGGTAGATTTCTTGTTTCTTGGATTCCACCTGCAAATCTGCAAAATCGTGTAATAATAAAAAATGGAGTTAAATATCCTGGCAATGAACATATCGGTGCTTTTGGTTGTGACTCTTATGATATATCAGGAACTGTAGACAAGCAAGGATCTAAAGGGTCTTTGCATGGTTTAACTAAGTTCAGTATGGAAGACGCTCCGTTTAATATGTTTTTCTTAGAATATATATCAAGACCACCAACAGCAGAAATATTCTTTGAAGATGTACTTATGGCATTACATTTTTATGGTATGCCTATACTAGCAGAGAATAACAAACCAAGATTACTGTACTACTTAAAGCGTAGAGGTTATAGGAAGTTTTCTATAAATAGACCTGATAAACTTTACAACAAGCTTTCAGTTACAGAAAGAGAGATAGGTGGAATACCTAACTCATCAGAAGATATCAAGCAAGCACATGCTGCTGCTATTGAATCGTACATAGAAGATTATGTAGGTTTAAAAGAAAATGAATATGGAAGTATGTATTTCCAAAGAACACTAGAGGATTGGGCTAAGTTCAATATAAATAATAGAACTAAGTTTGATGCAACAATAAGTTCAGGATTAGCTATAATGGCTTGTAATAAAAATAAATATACTCCAGTTCAATTAGTAAAAAAAGATCCAGTTAGTTTAAGCTTCGGCAAATACGACAATACAGGTCATACATCAAAAATAATAAAATAGATGATTTACACTAATGTTAATAGTTCGTTTCCAAGTCAGGTGGTACCAGATGAAGAAAAGAATACTTTAGACTACGGTTATCAAGTTGGTAGAGCCATTGAAAATGAATGGTTCAGAGGTGACCGTGGCTTAGGAGCTGGTGGTCGCTTTGGAAACAATTGGCAGGATTTTCACAGATTAAGATTGTATGCTAGAGGTGAGCAGTCTGTAGCTAAATACAAAGATGAATTATCTATTAATGGTGATTTGTCTTATCTTAATTTAGATTGGAAACCAGTTGCTGTATTATCTAAGTTTGTTGATATTGTTGTCAATGGTATGACAGATAAAGGTTATGCTATAAAATCATTTGCATCAGATCCATATGCTATAAAAGAAAGAACTGACTTTGCTTTTAATGCTTTGCGTGATATTGAAAACAGAGAAACTATAATGCAGTTAAATGCTGAGACAGGACAAAACTACTTTGCTACACCTGATCCAGATGATTTACCTATAAACAAAGAAGAATTAAATTTGTATCTTCAATTAAGCTATAAACAATCTATAGAGATAGCTGAAGAAGAAGTTATATCAAACGTGTTTGATTATAATAAGTACGATGAAGTAAAGAAAAGATTAGCTTATGATTTAGTTGTACTAGGTATATCAGCTGTTAAAACTGATTTTAATGTATCTAATGGAGTTACAGTAGATTATGTTGATCCTTCTAGTTTGGTTTATTCTTACACAGAAGATCCTAACTTTGAAGATATATATTACGTAGGTGAAGTTAAAAGCGTAAGTTTAGAAGAGATTAAAAAACAATTTCCATACCTAACTGATAGCGAGTTAGATGAAATACAAAAATACCCAGGTGATTCTAATTATACTAGAAATTACAGAGGTCAAGACGATAACTACAATAATATACAGGTTCTTTATTTTGAATACAAAACATATAACAATCAGGTATTTAAAATTAAACAAACAGATCAAGGTTTAGAAAAAGCTTTAGAAAAGCCAGGTGATTTTAATCCACCTGAAAATGATAACTTTGAAAGAGTACATAGAGCTATAGAGGTTTTATATAGTGGCGCTAAGATATTAGGTCATGAGAAAATGCTTAAATGGCAACTGTCTGAAAATATGACTAGACCATATAGTGATCAGACTAAAGTTCAAATGAACTATAGTATATCTGCTCCTAGAATGTATAAAGGTCGTATAGAAAGTTTAGTAAGTAAGTGTATTGGGTTTGCTGATATGATTCAATTAACACACTTAAAAATACAGCAAGTTCTAGCGCGTATGGTACCAGATGGCGTATTTGTAGATGTAGATGGTTTAGCGGAAGTTGATCTTGGTAATGGTACAAACTACAATCCTCAAGAGGCTTTAAACATGTACTTCCAAACTGGTAGTATAGTTGGTAGATCTAAGACAGTTGATGGTGATATGAATCCTGGTAGAGTACCAATTCAAGAGTTACAAACATCTTCTGGTATGTCAAAGATACAAGCGTTAACTCAAACGTATCAATACTACTTACAGATGATACGTGATGTAACTGGATTAAACGAAGCTCGTGATGGTAGCCAACCAGATAAAAATGCTTTAGTAGGATTACAGAAGCTAGCTGCCGCAGCATCAAACACAGCTACTAAGCACATACTACAGTCGTTAATGTATTTAACTATAAGAACTGCAGAAAACATAAGCTTAAGAGTTGCTGATATGTTAAGCTTTCCGCTTACTAAAAATGCTTTAATGTCTTCTATAAATCAATTTAACGTTGCTACGTTAGATGAAATAGATAAATTAAACATGCATGAGTTTGGAATATTCTTAGACTTAGAACCAGATGAAGAAGAAAAGCAAAAGCTAGAGCAGAATATACAAGTGGCTTTGCAAACAGGTCAAATAGGTTTAGAAGATGCTATTGATATTAGGGAGATAAGCAATATAAAATTAGCTAATCAATATCTTAAGTATAGACAAAAGGTTAAAGCTGAGGAAGCTCAGCAAGCTCAGATGGCTAACATACAAGCGCAAGCACAGGCTAACGCTCAGACTGCAGAGCAAACTGCTTTAGTTGAAACTCAAAAACAACAAGTATTAACAGAGCAGAAGATGCAGCTTGAGCAAGCTAAGTCTCAATTTGAAATACAAAAAATGGAGATGGAGGCTAAAATCAAAAAGCAGTTGATGGAGCAAGAGTTTAGCTACAACATGCAGTTAGCTAAATCTAGAGTTGATGCTGAAACTACTAGAGAAAAAGAAATAGAAAATCGTAAAGATGAACGTGCTAGAATTATTGGCACGCAACAATCTGAAATGATATCACAAAGACAAAACGACGAATTACCTAAAAACTTTGAGTCTGCTGGTAATGACTCACTTGGAGGATTTGGACTAGAACAATTTGAACCTCGTTAAAAAAAACTTTTAATTATTTAATTATATTATATTATGTCAGAAGAAGTAAAACAAGAAGGAGAGTTTAAAATAAAGACTCCTTCTAAACCTAAAAACTTAGGTAAAGCAAATGAAGTAACTAAAGTTGATATACCAAAAACATCGGTAGAAGCACAAGGTGAAGTTGTACCTGAAGTTACTAAAGTAGAAATAAAAAAAGAAGATGCCGTTCAAACACAAGAGACAGATGATAGCAATGCTATTGTCGAAAAGCCCGAAGACAGTGGCGACAGCAAAGAAGTGGTTGAAGAAGTACGGACCACCGAAGAAACAGTAGAATCTCCATTAACATTAGTTGATGAACAGGATGTTAATGAAACTGTACAAGCTGTAGAAAAAGCTGTAGAAAAAGCGGAGCAAACAGGTAAACCGCTACCAGAAAATATTGAAAAGCTAGTTTCGTTTATGGAAGAAACTGGTGGTACAGTCGCTGATTATGTGCGGCTTAACGCAGACTACTCTAACGTAGATAACAATACGTTAGTTAGAGAATATTATAAACAAACACGACCGCATCTTGATCATGAGGATGTAAGTCTTTTATTAGAAGACTTTGATTATGATGAAGAATTAGACGAGGATAAAGATATACGCAAGAAGAAAATTGCGTTTAAAGAAGAAGTTGGAAAGGCCAAAAGCTTTTTGGAAGGACTAAAGGGTAAGTACTACGATGAGATCAAGTTGAGACCAGGCGTAACCCGAGAACAACAAGAAGCTGTAGACTTTTTCAATCGCTATAGTGAAGAGCAGGCACAAGCAAAGAAGGTTAATGAGGATTTTTTAAACAAAACATCTAGTTATTTTTCAAATGATTTCAAAGGTTTTGATTTCAACGTTGGAAATAAAAAGTTTAGATATGGTGTAAAGAATCCAGATCAAGTGGCTAAAGAGCAAAACGACATAAGTAATTTCATTAAGACGTTCTTAAATGATAAAGGAGAAGTTGTTGATGCACCAGGTTACCACAAAGCTATCTATGCTGCTAAAAATGTTGACACTATTGCTAACCATTTCTATGAGCAAGGAAAAGCTGACGCTGTTAAAGATGTAATGGCTAAGTCGAAAAACATCTCGACAGAACCAAGACAATCAGCACAAGGTGAAGTATTTGTTAATGGATTAAAAGTTAAAGCTATTAGTGGTGTTGACTCTTCAAAATTAAAAGTTAAAAAAATAACAATCAAAAAATAAAATAAATAATTATGGCTGTAAGTCCTTTATTTGGGAGTATTGTCCCAAGTCAATCACAACAATTGCTAGATACTAACTTCCTTTCGTTTAACGGAGGAACTGGTACTGGTGATTCTGATACATTCGCACAACAGTATCTACCTGAGATCTACGAACAAGAAGTAGAGCGTTATGGAAACCGCACGTTATCTGGTTTCTTACGTATGGTAGGAGCTGAAATGCCTATGACTTCTGATCAGGTTATCTGGTCTGAACAAAATCGTTTGCACATCTCTTATGAGGGTTGTACTAATGATCAAACTAATACAATTACTATTCCTGTCGCTGCTGACGTACAGAACGTTATCTCTCCACAGTCTACTATCGTAGCTTTGGATGGTGCTGGTAACGAGCTCAAAGGTGTTGTAACTGCATCTAACCTAACTACTGGTGCACTTACTGTTGCTCCTTATGATGCTACTACAACTGCTGCGCTTGCTACAACTGGAATTAAAATATTTGTATTTGGTTCTGAATATGCAAAAGGTTCTTCTACACCTAACAATACTTCCGCTACTGCAGCTGATGGGTATGTAAGTGTAGATCCTGCGTTCACTCAATTTTCTAACTCACCAGTTATTATTCGTAATAAATATGTAGTATCTGGTTCTGACACTGCTCAGATCGGTTGGGTTGAGGTTGCTACTGAAGATGGAACTGGAGGATATCTATGGTATCTAAAAGCTGAATCTGAAACTCGTCTACGTTTCGAAGATTATCTTGAAATGAGTGTGGTTGAAGGTGAAAAAGCTGATGACACTTTAGGTGCTGGTTCTGCTTTTAACGCTGGCTTTAAAGGTACAGAAGGTTTGTTTGCCGCTATTCAATCTCGTGGTAATGTAGAATCTGGCTTTAACGCTGCTGCTAATGCACTTGGAGAATTTGACAACATTCTAAGAAACTTAGATACGCAAGGTGCTATTGAAGAAAACATGCTTTTCTTAAATCGCGAAACTTCGCTAGGTTTTGATGATATGCTTGCTGGAATTTCTAATGGTACTAATGGTGGTACAGCTTATGGACTATTTGAAAACTCTGAAGACATGGCGTTAAACCTTGGATTTAGTGGTTTCCGCAGAGGTTCATATGACTTCTACAAAACTGACTGGAAATATCTAAATGACGCGTCTACACGTGGTGCTATCGAAGACGGATTAATTCCTCCGGGATATGGCGTAAGTGCTATTGATGGAGTATTAGTTCCTGCCGGTACATCTACTGTGTATGATCAAATTCTAGGTACTAACATCCGTCGTCCATTCTTACACGTACGATACAGAGCGTCACAAACTGACGATCGTCGTATGAAGTCTTGGTTGACTGGATCTGTTGGTGGTGCTTACACATCTGATCTTGATGCGATGGAAGTAAACTTCCTATCTGAAAGATGTTTATGTGTGCAAGGTGCTAACAACTTTGTATTGTTTACTAAGTAGTAATTAGTTATGTAGTATTTACCCTCGTCTTATCGACGGGGGTAATTATTACTTTTATCAATTTTATTATATTATATTATGTCAAAAGAAAAAGAAGTCCCAAGCGTAGAAAAAGGTTGGGAAATTAAAGATAGAACTTATCTTGCAACAGGTAGGTATAAACCATTAACATTGAGAATACCATCTAAGCACAGTGCTAAAAAGCCTATGCTATGGTACGATGAAGAGAACAACAAACAAAGAGAGCTACGTTACGCTACAAATATGAACTCACCATTTGTAGACGAACAAAAGGGAGAGGTAACACTCGGTACTATACTATTTAAAGATGGTGCTCTAATTGTTTCTAAAAGAAATCAAGCTTTACAAAAACTGTTATCTATATATCACCCTTATAAAGGAAAACGATATAAAGAATTTGATTCAGTTATAGAAGCTAGAGATGAATTAAGCTTAATGGAACTTCAGATCGACGCGCTTAACGCGGCTAGAAGCATGGAAGTAGACCAAATAGAAGCTATATTAAGAGTTGAGTTTGGAAGTAAAGTAAACAACATGGCATCTAAAGAATTAAAAAGAGATGTTCTTATATTCGCTAGACAAAACCCATCATTGTTTATTGAACTTGCTAATGACGACAATGTTCAGTTAAGAAACTTTGCAATTAAAGCAGCTGAAGCTAAAATAATTAAGCTAGCTGATGATCAAAGATCTTTTACTTGGGCATCAAATGGTAAGAAGCTTATGAGTGTTCCATTTGAAGAAAACCCATACTCTGCTATGGCAGCTTTCTTTAAGACTGATGAAGGCGTAGAAGTCTTTAAGTCTATCGAGAAAAAGTTAAAATAACATGTAACAATAGTATAGGGCTCGTTCACTCGGGCCCTAATACTTAAAACAAATATAAATGGCAATAAACGTAAATACTGTTTACACGACAGTGTTGTCTATTTTAAACAAAGAACAAAGAGGTTACATAACCCCTGATGAGTTTAATAAGTTAGCAACACAGGTACAGCTCGATATTTTTGAAAATTACTTTGAAGATATGAACCAACAGTTGCGTGTGCCACAGACTGATAACGAATACGCTAATCGTCAAAAAAATGTAGATAATCTTATATCTATATTTAAAACAGTAGGTAATACAACTTATACAACCCCAGCAAACGCTGATGCTTATTTCGCACCTCCTAGTGATTTACATAGAATAGGTACTGTTATATACAATAACGAAAAAGAACTTCAGAGAGTAAGTAGAAATGATTTTCTACATATAAACTTATCTCCACTAACTAAACCCACTGAGCAATTTCCAGTATATTTATACGAGCAAGCTACACAAGGCACTGGCGGTGGTGGTACTAGTCAACCTAATATATATGTATACCCTACATCTATAAACAAATCTAGTGATATAACTATATCTTATATAAGAAAACCTGCGGATGTTGTCTGGGGCTTTACTTTAAATCCTCTTTTAGGTAACTACGTTTACAGCTCAAGTGCTTCTGTTCAATTTGAACTTGATAACACTGAGCAAGTTGAGGTTATATTAAGAATATTAGCTTACTCAGGTATAGTAATAAGAGATCCTCAAATAGTTCAAGCTGCACAACAAGCTGTGCAAGCTGAAGAAGTAAACTCAAAAAGTTAATAAATGTCATTACTAACAGAAAACAATAGGCAATATTACGAAGGCGCTCAAGGCTTTAGAGGTGATGGTGATACTAAAACATTTACAACCACTTTCAATACTGATTTAGTTTTTGGATCTGCTTTACCAGCTGATATAAATTACCAAAAAAATAATTTTAAAATATACACTAGCGCAACTGGTATACCTGGGACTTGGACTGAAGTTGTAGGTAATTACTCAGTAGCTAGAAACGTTATTACATTTGACGCCTCACCTGCTAATAACTTGTTTATCGTAGTTCAGCTTAAAAAGCTAGATGGTGGTAACTATGGTAACAACATTAGTGATAAAGCTTATGGTAATGTTGTAGAAGAAAACTACGGATCTTATGCTTATACAAAGCTAGGTGATATAGTTAATAATTTTTTAATAGCATACGTAGGTTCTGGTAAGTTAATACAAGACGTAAAAAGAACAGACGTTATATTCCATGCTAAACGAGCTATGCAAGAGTTTAGCTATGATACGTTGAAAAGCGTAAACTCTCAAGAGCTAACTGTACCTCATAACTTAAGCATTATACTACCTCAAGATTACGTTAACTACGTTAATATATACTGGGTTGATAATCAAGGTGTTAAGCATATTATAATGCCTAGTAATAATCTAACTAGTGATCCTTATAGTTTACCACTACAAGATGGGCAAGGAGTACCTACGCAAGATAACTTTGAAAACAATATTGAAGGTACATCAATAGTGGAAGATAGATGGAAACACAACTTCTTTAAAAATAACAAAGATTTAGTAGATAATACTATAGCTGGTTGGGAATATTACTATGGCTGGCCCGAGGTTGGTTATGGTCAAATGTATGGTCTTGATCCTCAATACGCTAATGCAAACGGTTATTTCACTATAAACGATAGAGAAGGTAAAATATCTTTCTCTGCAAACCTTGTAGAGAAAATAATTGTGTTTCAATATATATCAGATGGATTGTCTACAGACATTGAAACAAGAGTTCCTAAGCTAGCGGAGGAAGCTATGTATGCCTACATAAGTCATGCGGTAATTGCTAGCAGAATAAATCAACCAGAATATATAGTACAAAGATTAAAGCGAGAAGCTAGTACTAAGCTTAGAAATACTAAACTACGTTTGTCTAATATAAAGTTAAATGAAATAGTACAAGTTACGCGTGGTAAGTCTAAATGGTTAAAACACTAGAATTAAATGGCAGAAGTTAAAAACGCTTTTATTCAATCTAAAATGAACAAAGACCTAGATTCTAGGCTTGTTCCAAATGGTGAATATAGAAATGCTATAAACGCTCAGATAAGTAGATCTGAAGGTTCAGATGTTGGTGCCTTAGAAAACGCTTTAGGTAACTCTGTGCAAGCTACTTTTGAAGACGGGCAGAGTTATTCTAATGACTTGACTTGTATAGGTTATGTAACAGATGAAACTAGCAACTGTATATATGTTTTTTTAACTGATGGCACACGTGTTGGTGGTGATGCTTTTGTTAGTACAGGTAGTGGTTCTTATCATTTTATATATAAATACAATACAAACAGTCCAGCACCGCCTGTTAAAATAGTTTCTGGAGCATTTTTAAATTTCTCTAAAAACTACCCTATATACGGTATAAATTTATTAGAAAATTTACTATTTTGGACTGATAACTTTAACCAACCTAGAAAAATAAATGTAGCTACAGCTTCTAATCCTGATAACTTAAACACGTATTACACTTCTGAAGATCAAATATCAGTAGCTTCATATAACCCTTACCAACCTATAGAGCTGTATCAGCAAATTGACAGTGAAAGGATTGATGATAACCCGCTGCTTACACCAGCTTTAAACGAGTACGATACTACAATGCGTGATGTTGTGAGTAAGTTTTACCCAGGAGGTGGAACAGCTAACGTGGTTACTGGTGTTGTAAACAACTCAACTATTACTATAGATCAAATAAACATACCTTTTTTTCCTACTACACAAAGTGGTGGAGCAGTAAAAACACCACAACAGTTTATGACTGTTGGTATTATAGCCGCTTCAACTGGCGGTAGAGGTCCTATCGTAAACTCTACAGCTTTAGTAACTTCATACTCAAGTCCAACTTTAACACTTGATTCAAATATAACAGTTAGCATAGGAGACACCATTGTTTTTAATTTTAATCCATATTACGATAATTCTTACGCTGGTGACTCTAGGTTTTTGGAAGATAAGTTTGTAAGATTTAGCTATAGATTTAAGTTTGATGATGGTGAATATTCTATATATGCTCCATTTACACAACCGTGTTTTATACCAAAACAAGACGGTTATTTTTTAAACACAGAGCAAGATTTAGGTGATCAACAAAGTACATATGCATCTACTATTGTTGAATTCATGAAAAACAAAGTAAGTGAAATAACTCTACGTGTACCCTTACCATCGGCAGCAAACACTTTAATGTCTAAATATTTAGTAAAAGAAATAGATATATTATTTAAAGAGTCAGATGGTTTAGCTGTTCAAGTTGTTGAGAGTGTGCCCGTCTCTACAGTAGCTACATTAAGCTCTAGTGATACTTATTATGATTATAAGTACATAAACAAAAAACCTTTTAAAACTTTACCAGAATCAGAATTAATAAGAGTTTTTGATAAAGTGCCAGTTAGAGCTTTATCTCAAGAAACTGCTAGTAATAGAGTTATATATGGTAACTTTCAAAACAAACACACTCCACCTGACTCATTGGATTACCGTGTTAGTGTTAGTGAAAAAGAAACGTTTAATTTAGATCCAACATATAGTATACTAAACAATACTAGTATTATAGAATACCCTAGTAGTTCTGTTAAAACAAACAGAACATATCAAGTTGGAGTTGTTCTTTCTGATAAGTTTGGTAGACAATCTAGTGTTATATTATCTAATAATAAAAATGTTATAAACGTAGGTGGTCTTTCTTTTTCAGGTGACACTGTATACTCACCATACGTAGACGGGAGCAATATATCAGGAGAGTTTTACGAATGGTTAGGTAATTCTTTAAAGATGTCATTCAATAGTGTTATTGGTCCAAATAATCCAAATACTAACACGTATTGGCCAGGTATATATAATGGTGATATTAATAGCCCTGATTATAATCCACTTGGCTGGTATAGTTATAAAATAGTAGTTAAGCAGCAAGAGCAAGAGTATTACAACGTGTATACTGCTGGAGCTATGAAAGACATACCTTACAATTATTCATCTATAGTCAAAGGTCCTCCAACACCTACTAATCCAATTACACCTAATATTTCTTTTGTAACTTTACTAAATGATAATATAAACAAAGTACCTAGAGATTTAACAGAAGTTGGACCTCAAGATAAAACATTTAGAAGTAGCGTAGTATTATTCGGTAGAGTTGAAAATACTACACACACATATAGCAACACTGGTAATAAACAATTTCAACCTGATAGGACTTCTTTTACTACAAATTCTATAGAGGATCTTTTCGACTTGTTTGATGTAGGGCAATTTGAAAACAACGTTGAAGTGCAAGTACCTGTTACAGATATAGAAAGTCCTTTTTCTACATTTTTTAAAGCCGATGCTAATCCTTTTGTTGGGGAATTTGTTACTTCACAGGACGCTACTAAACAGTTTGGAGTTTTAAACACTACTGTTGCCACTAACACCTTCACAGCGGACAGTAAAAACCCCTCCGCTACTCCAACTCAAACAATTCCATTAGACAATTTTTCTTTAGGTTTTGCTATAGGGCCTGGATATAAAGTAACGGGAGGTGTTATAACTGGTGATGTTTTTGTAGTTTCTTACGATCCTGCCCTTGAAGAAGTTGTTATTAGTGAAGCTATAACGTACGCCTCGAACATTACTTTTACTTTTACACAAGAAGATTACGTGCCTATAGAAAATCTAGCTATACTAGAAACAGCACCAACGGTATCTAATTTGGATATATATTGGGAGACTTCTTCTGCTGGTTTAATTAGTGAATTAAATGAAGCTATTAGAAACTCTGTTAATAGCACAGAGGCTGACATAACTCCTTTTAATGACAGTGCTTTTGAAGAGAATTTAGGTTTAGGTGAAAATATATTATCAAGTGATTTTGTAGTTGTTGATGTTGGGTTTTTTAATACACCTATTGATCCTAATTCAGTAACATTAACAACTGAATCTATTACTTATACTGGAGATGAAGCTCTTGATGCAAGTGAAATACTTGAAGTTTACGAAACAGCAACACCTGGCGCTTGGAATATAAGAACAAAGCAAGGTTTTGTAAACAACGTATGGTACAGTGAAAATCCTAATAATAGAAACTTTATAATAAACTTAAGCGCTTCTGTTGAAAACAAAGGTTTTGCTGATGTAAATGGAGCTGTAACTAATTCAACTGACGTACTTATAGATAATTTAACTACTAATTTTATACCAGCTGTTGGAGCTAGAGTAACTGGTGTTGGTATACCTAGTGGTGTTAAAGTTGTTAGTTATTCCAGTATACTTTCCCAAATGGTACTTGACACTAGTGTCAGCTTACTTGATAATACTGCATTGACTTTTTCGAATGGTCAACCTTCGGTAACTAAAATAACTAAAACAGTTGAACTAGATAATCAATCTCCTGATATTCTTGATGGTTATAATCCGCAGGGATCTATAATATCACCTAGCAGTGTTATTGATTTAACTACAATACCGTTTAAAGACGGTTATATATTGAAATCATTAGGTGGTATAAATGGAGCTAACACGCCTAACGCTGGCCAAGAAGTTGATTTTCGTCTTGTAGTTGTTCGTGGTAGCAATGATGTTAGTTTTACTAAAAACTTTAATATAGTTAAAAATGAAACTGAATCAACTGAAAGTCTATTAGCTGTTGATTTAGTTTTATCTTCTATCAGTGGTTTAGGTATAGACTATACTTACGTAGCTCTTGTAAAATTAAAAGACGCAGGTGGAAAAGAATCGTCTGTATTTTTTAATTTTAAATTCGGAACTAAACCTTACTCTATAAGAACTATGCGATTTTACGAAGTTCGTGCAAGGGATGGTGAACGGGAGTATACAACTTATACAGTTATAACAATAACTGACCAACCTGTTAGTAATGATTCAAACGGCATTTATTACTTTAGAGGATCTCCAGACTATTTAAAGTCACTAGCGGAAAACAACGTGATTACAATAGATAGAGCGAACGCCTCTGTGTTTGGAGTCGGTTGTGACGCACGAAGCAATTGGGCTTTTGCTAGTGGTAGTGGTAGTAGTGCTGAAGTTAACGCGCGGAATATTGCTGGTGAATGCTTAGCTAACCCTTACGATGGATATGGCAGTTTTAGAAATACAGATGAATTAGATGGTTATTCTTTTCAAGTGATATAACTTTAGTTTAGTAATAAATAATATAAATAAGTGATAATTAATGAGTGCAGTAATTGAAATAAAATTCTTCAACTCTTTTCTACTTAAGAAGACAAGCTCCTCAGCTTCGCCTAAACAACCTTCTTACGATGGCTCTAAAGGTATACCTCAAAATATTGGTGGTTATCCATCTATATCACAACAAGGTGGTGGATATGACGATGCTTCTAGCTGGGTCATTGAAGAAGCTAGAATCACAGGCGGCTACAATAATACTAATGTTGACTACGGCGTTAAAGCTTATCTTGTAGAGGAAGAAACAAACGGTTTTATAAGAGGTAGTTCTCTTATATACTCTGGTATATTTAATTCAAGAACTGGAGTAAACAATTCAAATGTTTTTTCTGTTGGTGAAGATATAACCAAATCTCTTGATCCATCTAAAGGTACTATACAGAAACTGTATGCTGAAGATACTAACTTAATTATATTTCAAGAAAATAAAGTTAATAGAGCTTTAATAGACAAGGACGCTATATACACTGCAGAGGGTGGTGGCACAGCTGTCAGCCAACTTAATTTAGTTATAGGTCAAATATTACCGTATGCTGGTGAATTTGGAATAAGTAAAGATCCAGGTAGCTTTGCTGTTTATGGTTATAGAAAATATTTTACAGATAAGACACAAAACGTAGTATTAAGATTATCTCAAGATGGTATAACAGAATTATCTAGTTATGGTATGAGAGATTACTTTAGAGATCGATTCAATGACATGGACGATGCTCAAGGCTCTGGTAGAGTAATAGGTGGTTGGGATATACACAATAGTCAATATGTTGTTTCCACTACAACAAATATAAACTCTACTGACAACTCTTATGAAACATTATCTTTTGACGAAAGCGTTAGAGGTTGGACAAGTTTCTTTACTTACGATCCAGATATAATGTTTAGTTTGAGGAATAATTTTTATTCTTTAAAAGATAACAAACTATATTTTCATTATAGCAACAGCGTTAATAGAGGTAATTTTTATGGTAAAGATAATAATACTTCTATAACATTTTTATTTAATCCAAATGTTAGCTTAGTAAAAAACTTTAACACAGTTAGTTATGAAGGTAGTAATGGTTTTCAAGTAACAAGATTTGCTTCTGGATTCACTGGTGAAGACGAATTTGATTCTACATACTCTCAAGTTCAAGACACTAGTAATGTCGTTAGAAGTTACGAGAGTGGTGAATACGTCATAAACCCCGCTGACGGGCAAGCTGTTATTAGAGCAGATTATCAAACTACATTTGGAACAACTAACCCAGCTTTGAATAGATACCACGCTGGATTTGATAGAAAAGAAAATAAGTATGTAGCTTACTTAGTTAACAACAGTACAGCTACGCAAGGTGAAGTTCGATTTGGATCTCAATTAACAGGTATAAAAGGATTCTTTGCTACTGTAACAATATCTACAGATATGGTTATAGATGCTAACACAAATCAAGCTACATCAGGAACTAATATAGGTGGACTGAAAGAATTATTTGCAGTATCATCTAACTATGTACAATCATCATATTAATAATAAATAAAACGTTATGCCAATAGATCCATTATCACTAGGTCTTTCTTTAGGTTCAACATTGATAGGTGGTTTGTTCGGTGGTGGAAAAAAGAAAGCTGCTAGAAGAGCTAAAGAAGAAAAAATAAAACTACAGAACAAATTAGACAACTTTAAAAGACAAGATATAATTAACCCTTATGCTGACGTTCAAGACTTGTCAAGCATGATAACTAATCCTTATGAAAATATAGGAGTAGCTACTCAAGCTGCAGAGATGCAGGCTGAAGAAGCTGATATATCTTTGGCTAACACTTTAGATACATTAGCAGCTACAGGCGCTGGTGCTGGCGGGGCAACTGCTCTAGCTCAAGCAGCTCTTAGGAGTAAAAAAGATGTATCATCTAGTATTGAAAGACAAGAAGCAAACAATCAACAACTAGCAGCCCAAGGCGAAGCTCAGATGCAGCAACAGAAAATGGCTGAAGCTCAACGTATGCAACAAGCAGATGTTATGGGTAAAGAGTTTGTTTATGGTCAACAAGAACAAAGAGATCTTGCAGATATGAATAGATTACAAGCTCAGATAACAGGTAAAGCTCAGGAAGAGGCTAACTTACGTGAACAAGCTAGCGCTACACAAGGTGCTATCACGGGTGCTTTGGGAAATGTGTCGTCTGCATTCGTAAGAAGTGGAGGATTACAAAAAAGTGAAAACAACAACGATAATTAAAAAATATGGCATTACCTAAATTTTCAGGTGTATATAGAAGTCCGGGTGGAGCTTATGAAAACCCGCAAACTGTATTAGACAAATCTGGTTTTTACCAAGCTAAAACTATTTCTGAAGCAGGTGCTAGGATAGCCGAGTCTATTAATGCTGTAACCAAACGTGAGAACGCTGAACTTAAGCAAGCGAGGAAAGACATTGAAGAGGATTGGAACTTTCAACAAGAACAGTCTGAAGAGTTAATGATTCAAATGCAGGATGCTGGTATAAATAATAAATCATTTTATGATTTAGGTTATAACATTATCAGTGAAAGATCTAAGGTAAATGGTTTAATTAAAAAGTCACAAACAAATAAAGAAAGATCTTACTACCAAGGATTATATGGTAAGCTCACTGGTAAGCTAGTGCAGTATCGAGGGTTAATAGGTAAGATGAAAGATGCTGGCTCTACTTATAATGACGACGTAATTAAAGATAGTAGCAAAGCTGGAAGGCAAGGAGGCGTAGCTTTAGCAGGTGATTCTTACAACCAAACATATAACTTAGGTATGCCATCTTTATTTGGAGCAACACGTGGAAGTGACGCCTTGTGGTATGAAGATGATAATGGTCAATTTAGAATTAAGCTAACTAGTGATCAAATAAAAAGAAAAAACAAAGAAGCTGGTAAAATCGTTTCTGTTTTTAATCCAATAGCTGGTAATTACATGGAACAAGTGAGTGATAATATGGATGTAAACGCTTTAGAGCTTTTAGATTACGATCCTCAAAGAGTTCCTATGTTTGACGATGAAGTATTAGACATATACGAATCATCTAGTATATTAAAAGACGGACAACTTCAAGATGAGTTTTTAAAAACTAAAGAAGATGGAACACCTGACACTGTTATAAAAACAAATGATCAAGGCACCTTAGAGTTTATAATGCAAAATACAGATGTTAGTAGAATAAACACTCTTACAAAGTCTAGTTTAGAAGCTCTTAAGAAAACATACTTAGATGATCCTAAAAAAGCCCGCATAGTTTATCATAATATATTTGGTAAACCAATGGACGATGAATTAATTGTAGGTGGTGGTAACACGGATAGTTTATTCAACGAAGAGTCTATCAATAAATTTAGTAAAGCTTTTGATGAATATAATACAGCTTTAGTTTTAAAAAGCTTATCACCTAAAGTTATTAAAACAAGTAAAATAGAAATAGAAAAACCAAAAGAACCTACAGCTGCAGAAAAGAAAGCTACTGAAAAACAAACGCAAGATAAAGCTGCTATAGAAAATATAGAAGAATTAGACATTAGCTCTGCATTTGCTGAAGGACCTTCGC